CAATGACACCCAGAAATCATATGGTATGTGGTTTGTACCACCTGATGTAGGAGTCAATATGTTGGTGTTGTTTGTTAATGGAGATCCTGCCGCAGGATTTTGGTTTGCCTGTGTGCCAGGCGTTAATATTAACCACATGGTTCCAGCCATAGCCGGCAGCACTGTGAACACTCTTGATGCTGAAGATAAAAAAAGATACGGTGATACCTCATTGCCCTTGCCTGTGGCTGAAATCAACAAACGCATCAACGGTGATGAACAACAGATAGATCCCGAAAAATTCCCCAGAGTAGTGCATCCTATCGCAGATAGATTTCTCGAGCAAGGATTATTAGAAGATGATGTTAGGGGTTTTACTACTTCATCACCAAGACGGGAAGCTCCTAGCATGGTGTTTGGTATATCTACTCCGGGTCCTCTTGATCGCAGAGTCGGTGCAAAAAAACAGCAGATAGGCAAGTCAGACAGTTTGGCCACGGTGCCTGTGAGTAGACTAGGTGGCACACAGTTGGTCATGGATGACGGCAATGACAGATTTCATAGAGCTACATCTGCTGCTGACGGCCCGGTAAAGTACATTGATCTATTAGACGCAGAAAATCAACGAAAAGGTGACACTGGTTCTGCAACCATCCCAGCCAGTGAATACTTTAGAGTAAGAACTAGGACTGGGCATCAGATCTTAATGCATAATTCAGAAGACCTAATCTATATTGCCAATGCTAGAGGAACAGCATGGATAGAACTTACCAGTAATGGCAAGATAGATGTGTATGCCGAAGACAGCATCAGTGTGCATACTCAACAGGATCTCAACATACGTGCTGACCGAGACATAAACCTAGAAGCCGGCAGAAATATCAATATGAGAACTGAAACAGGCAAGTGGCATGCGGAAATTGCCACAGACATGGAGTTTCTAATCAACGCAGATGCCAAGCTCACTGTGGGTGCTGATCTTGACATACTAGTAGGAGCCAAGACTAAAATATCCACCAACAACGATTTAGATATTGCATCCGGAGCAGAAACTAAGATCAGCTCTACCTCAGACATAAATCTTGGTAGCGGGTCTGAGCTCAAACTCAACGGTACTAAAATCAATTTCAATGGCCCAAACAATGCAGAAACTGCTACGCCCGCTGATTTTGTAAGACCATACGATCTCAGAGATAATCCAGCTACCAGCACAGCAGCAGGTTGGGATCAGCGTTATCAAGCAGGCATCGTGAAGAGCTTCATGAAACGCATACCCATGCATGAACCTTGGGCTCTGCATGAACACCGAGCACCAGATCTGCTAACACCAGATAAAACTGACAGGAACACCTAATCATGGCAACGAGATTATACAATCAACAGACAGCAGCGCAACGTTCTGCCACAGTGACGCAGAATCAAGGACAATTCACCTACAAGGGATTCAGTTCCAGCGAAGCCAGTAAGAACTTCAAACTATACGATATCAATCTTGTTAAACAGGATTTAATCAATCATTTTTATATCCGCAAGGGCGAAAAGTTAGAAAACCCAGAATTCGGCACAGTGATCTGGGACATGCTGTTTGAACCTTTCACACCAGAGGTCAAAGAAATCATAGCCAAGGATGTAGAAGCTATCATCAACTATGATCCTAGATTCGCAGTCACCGAAATCAACATAGACAGCACAGATCAAGGCATGCGAATTCAGGCAGATTTAGTCTACATTCCATTCAACATCACAGAACGCATGACCTTGAATTTTGACAAAAACAATAATGTGATTAACTAAGCAGTTTATTTTTAAGGGTAAATATTGGTATGACCACAACCAGCAGACAAAACAACCTCATACTGAATCAAGATTGGACCAGGATCTATCAGACGTTTAAAAACGCTGACTTCCGCAGCTACGACTTTGAAAATCTGCGCAGAGTCATCATCACATATCTACGTGAAAATTATCCAGAAGATTTCAATGACTACATAGAAAGTTCTGAATACATGGCATTGATTGATGCAGTGGCATTTCTAGGACAAAGCCTAGCATTCCGTATAGATCTTGCCAGCAGAGAAAATTTCATTGAACTTGCAGAAACCAAAGAAAGTGTGTTGCGCATAGCTCGCATGCTGAGTTATAATGCCAAACGCACTGTGGCTGCAAGCGGCTTATTGAAATTTGCCACAGTTACAACCACTGACACTATCGTAGACAGCAATGGAAAAAATCTTGCTCAGCAATTGATAACCTGGAACGATCCTACCAACGCTAACTGGCTAGAACAATTTCTCACTGTGCTGAACTCAGCCATGGCAGACAACACAGAATTTGGTCGCAGTCAAGGATCTGCGATCATACAAGGCATTCCTACAGAACAATATAGATTCCGCACAGCAAACACTGATGTGCCTTTGTTTTCATTCTCTAAAACTGTGGCCAGTAGAAGCGTGAATTTTGAAATAGTAAGCACCGCTTTTAAAAACAGTGAAAACATATATGAAGAACCTCCAGTGCCAGGTAATCAATTGGGGTTTGTGTATAAAAATGATGGATCTGGACCAGGAAGCGCCAACACAGGATTTTTTATACTGTTTAAACAGGGCAGCTTGGAATTAGCAGATTTTACAGTAGACGTGCCAACTACCAATGAAAAAATTGCTGTAGATGCAGGCAACATCAACAATGATGATGTATGGTTGTTTTCTTTAAATTCACAGGGTGCTCAGTTAGAGGAATGGACCAAGGTGTCGTCTCTAGTAGGCAACAACATAGCATATAACAGTATAACACAAGACATACGTAACATCTATGCTATCAACACCAAAGAAAATGACAACATTGATCTTGTGTTCGCCGACGGTGTCTACGGTAATCTGCCACAGGGATCGTTCAGAGTATTTTATAGAACCAGCAATGGTTTATCATATACCATATATCCAAATGAATTGAAAGGAATCAATATTTCTGTGGTGTATCGAAACAAAAATAACGTTGAACATACATTGACTATTGGCCTTGCTTTACAGAATACAGTGGCCAATTCTGCAGCATCAGAAGATATAGATAACATTCGTGCCAATGCTCCTGCAGTCTATTACACTCAGAATAGAATGATCACCGCAGAAGATTACAACCTTGCGCCACTGCTAGGCTCACAGAACATTGTAAAAATCAAGGCAGTAAACAGAACCAGTAGCGGCATCAGCAGAAATTTTGATATCCTTGATGCCACCGGCAAATACAGCAGTATCAATGTGTTTGGTAGTGACGGATACATTTACAAACAACAAGACGAATCTGTGCTGTCGTTTAAATTTACAAATAGAATAGATATTATTAATTTTATTAGACGAAATCTAGAACCTGTATTCACTGATTCTGAAGTTTACAATTTTTATTTTACAAAATTTGATAAAATATTATTCACTGATGCCAACACAGTATGGCAATCCGTTTCCACAGCAACCAGCACAGGTTATTTTAAAAATATTATAGATAATTCGCAGCTGCCGGTGGGTGTGTATTCAACCAGCAATCTAAAATATGTGTTGACTAATGCAGCCGTGAAATTTACAGCGCCTTCTGGCAGTAGATTTAAAAAAGGAAAAATAGTTCCAGCCGATGTCAATGACGCAGATCAAACAGATTATCTATGGGCTAAAATAATCAAAGTCACAGGTGACGGCACTTATATCAAAGGTCTTGGTCCAATATTATTGAATATTGTTGTGCCAACAGGAGCCATTGCTAGTAGAATATTGCCAAGATTTATCAATGATTTGCCTGTAGCTCTTGAAACTGAAATTGTCAATCAGATATTTGAAAATCAAAATTTTGGCTTGCGATACGAATCCACAGAATCACAGTGGAAACTGGTTACCAGCAACAATCTTAATCTTGTGGATGATTTCATTCTTGGCAAGGCCGGAGACACCACAAGTACAAACGTCGACAGTTCTTGGATAGTGGCTTTTGTCAAACAGCCCGATAGTTACACCGTGAGAATTAGAAAGCTTGGTTATATTTTTGGCAGTGTGAATCAGAATAGATTTTATTTTGATGTAAATGAAAAACAATACAATGATCAGATAGGAGCAGTGGTCAAAGATCAAATCAAGGTTCTTGGTGTCAATACCGGAAAAGATTTTGTCACTCAATTGGTTCAAGATTTTGCATTTGAAATCAGTGATACACTAAAGTTTGATGACGGGTATGAAAGCACCAGTGAAATCAAATTGAGTTTCAGAGATTCTGACGATGACGGTGTGATAGATAATCCTGAATCATTTGAAAATATAGTAGGTGTTGACACAGATTTAAATTTTCTATTTTTTAAAAGCTCAAACGATGTATACGGCAGCAGAATCAACACATTAGTTGATAACACTACAGATCTTATATTAATAAGAGACAATCAGGACAATGTAGATCTAACAGATTCTTTAACATATCCTGATCAACAGCTAATTTATTTTTATGACATCAGTGAGAATATAATCAAACGTGTAAATCGAACAACCAACACTTTAGACATTGCCAATGAATATTCTGCAGCAGTGGGCAGAAGAAATCTCAAATTTCAATATATACACAACGCCAGCGTTGATAGAAGAATAGATCCTTCTTCAAGTAATATCATTGACATTTTTCTATTAATTAGAAGTTATGATGAAAGTTATAGAATATATCTGGCAGGAGGCACAGACATGCAACCAGTAGCGCCTACCAGCGAGGCTCTGAGAACAACATTTGGTTCTGCATTGTCCTCGATAAAAAGCATAAGTGACGATATAATATATCATCCTGTCAAGTACAAAATTTTGTTTGGGTCCAAATCAGATCCTACTCTCCAAGCGATATTTAAAGTTGTTAAAAATCAAAATTTGTCTATCAACGACAATGACCTCAAGGTAAGAATTATTTCAGCGATTAATGATTTCTTTGACATCAACAATTGGGATTTTGGAGACAGATTTTATATGGGTGAACTTACCACGTATATCTTGAATACAGTAGCACCGGATCTAGCAAATATTGTTATTATTCCAAGACAATCTAGTCAATCATTTGGCAGTCTGTTTGAAATACAAAGCAGCTCTGATGAAATTTTAATCAGCGCCGCTACAGTGGATGACATAGAAATTGTGTCTGCAATCACAGCGTCTGAAATAGGTGTAAGAACAAACACAAGCATGCAATCTGAAAATACACAAACCACAACATATCAGGCCAACAGCAGTGTTGCCTCATCAAGCAGCAGCGGATCAAGCAGCAGCGGATCAAGCAGTGGAGGATATGCATAATGGCTGTTGATAAATTTCCTAAAAGTGGACTACCTATACGCAGATCAGTAGAATTACTGCCTGTAATTTTTCAAACTCCTACCAATGATAAATTTTTATCTGCAGTGGTTGATCCGCTGATACAACCTGGTGTGTTGGATAAAGTTGTAGGATACCTGGGTCGTAGATACGATAAAACCTACAACGGCAAAGATGTGTATGTTGACACAGATGCTACATTGAGAAGCAGTTATCAACTTGAACCCGGGGTGATATTTAAAAATCATGATAAAATAGAAAATTTCTATGATTATATAGATGTAAAAAATCAACTGAAATTTTTTGGAAATACCATCGAACGAGATGATAAGATAACCGGTCAAACTCACTACTCGTGGAATCCTCCTATAGATTGGGATAAATTTATAAACTATCGTGAATATTATTGGGAACCACTAGGCCCACGTAGTATCAATATCGCAGGACAATCTGCAGAAACTGTCAGCACATACAAAGTTGTGCTAGGCACTACAAAAAATTCATTTGTCTTTAGCCCAGACAGTTATACAAATAATCCCACAGTAACTTTATTTCGCGGCCAAACTTATCAATTTAAAATAAATGCTCCGAGCGAAGGATTCAGCATACGCACAAATTTTGATACAGGCTCTCTGCTGTTTAGACCTAATCAATTATATCGTGCAGGTAGTTTTGCCGTATATGATTCTAAACTGTGGCGAGCAGTTCGTGATATCACGGTACTAGATGCTAGTTCAATCACTATCGATAGCCAAGATTGGCAATTTGTAGAATCTGCTAATCAAGGCACAGCATTGACATTCGACAAAGGAGTCACAAACAACGGGATTGAAAATGGCACATTGAGTTTCACGGTACCGTATGACGCACCCGATGTTCTGTATTATCAGAGTAAAATTACCGCTGATGCTTTTGGCAGATTTGTCATAGCCGACATAGAAGAAAACACATTCGTCAATGTAGAATTAGAAATAATTGGAAAAATCACATATACCAGCGGTAATGGTGTTGAATTCTCAAACGGTATGATTGTGGAATTTACTGGCAAGGTAGTGCCTACAAAATATGCTAAAGATTCCTGGTTGGTCGAAGGTGTCGGGACAACTATTACATTGACAAGATTTAGAGATCTAACGGTGCCTGCGTTAAGTGCAAGTGTACCAGAAGTATTGTTTGACAATGAGGGATTTGATACTCAGCCATTTGATGATGCTACAGAATATGCTGCATTCAAAGATTATATCACTATTTCTAGAAACAGTGCAGACAACAATCCGTGGAGTAGATACAATCGTTGGTTTCATAGATCCGTATTGGAAAAAGCCTACAAATTACGGGGAGAAGATTTTCCAGCCACAGAAACTTCAAGAGCCAAACGGCCTATAATTGAATTTTTACCCAATCTACAACTGTTTAATCACGGAACTACTGCAAAGCTATCTGTGGATTATATTGACTTAGTGACCACGGACGTGTTCTCGACCATAGAAGGATCACCTGGGTACAACATAGACGGTGAATTTTTATTTAACGGTGCAAGAATTCTAGTAGTAGCCGACACTGACAGATTATCAAATAATAAAATATACTCAGTGCAATTTATCACACATAATAATTCCACACAGATACATTTACAGGAAACTGAAGATACTGAATCAATACTTGGACAGGGCGTGTCTGTTACCCGAGGCAATAAAAACAAAGGGTTAATGTATCACTTTAACGGTTTAAATTGGGTAGTTAGCCAACAAAAAATCACAGTGAACCAGCCACCATTATTTGATGTATTCGATGGTACTGGAACAAGTTTTGGGGATTCTGACAGCTATTCCGATACAGAGTTTTTTGGTTCGCCTATACTTAGTTATAAACCTGGCAATGGTAGGATTGACAACGAGTTAGGTTTTAGACTAAGTTATCTCAATATAGATAATATTGGAGACATTGAATTTAATTGGAATTGGGAGACACAACTATTTCGATACAACGTTGATAAAACTCCTGTAGCACAAAAAATTTCTACTGGCTTTTATAAAGTTGGATCTAATGTATTTGCCAATGGTTGGCAGAAATTAGACGCAAAGTATACACAACCAATAATAGATACTCGAATAATATACAATGCAACTGATACTTTGACCTTCAGAATCGTGAGCTGGGAAAATCGCACAGCTGAACCAGAAAAAAATTTTTATCTAAACTGAAGCAAATACACATGCACATGGACAAGAAATAGAAGGAAAGTTGTAGATTAGCAAACGTATTCTCGCAAAG